GGATAGCTTTGAGTCGTATGGTGTGTACCATTTAGTATGCTCTGCTAAACTCCTCCGTGATGCTCCTGATGTTCAGGACACTCCTCTTACCCAGGTCAGCGATGAACTTGGGGGGTATGCAGGTATATAATGGCCGAAGTTAAATATACCGATCCTAGCGGATTACTTACCACATGGGATGCCTCTTCATTTGACAATAGGGATGGCAGTTGGGAGGTTAGGGAGGTAGCTATTCGTAAGCAAATTTACGATATGACCCGAGCTAAACATAATATCTCTTTTATTTATAAGGAATCCTTACGCTCTATGATCGCATCCTTTAATGATGTGGGGTACATTGATTCAGAGGAGAAGTTTAATAATACTAAGTGTATTCATGCTAATGCTGAGAGGGCTATTGCCAAGCTGAACCAAGAGAATAATATTATTCTTCCTATCCTCTCTGTGGGGCAAACAACTTCAGATAATGATACTTCTAGACAGAGAACAGAGAGCCTTTTAGTTAACGAGAAGTATTGGGATACAGAAAAGAACAGGGCTTTTAGAATCCTTAGCTTAGTTCCTAGAGCGATAAATATTAAGTATCAGTTAAATATTTGGACTAAGTACATGTCTGACATGGATCAAATCCTTGAACAGATTAGATTAAAATTCCATCCTGAAATGCAAGTTCCCACAGAGTTCTCTACATTAGCTAAGGCATACTTAGACTCTGAGGAGGATGTTGGACAAATAGCTGTAGCTGACAAAGAGGATCGCGTTCTAAAGAAAACCCTTAACATAATCTTAAGAACTTATATTCCCAGCCCCAAGTTCCTGTATACTTCTACAGGTAAGATTGAAGAATTTAAAGTGGAGACTAATAACTGCTAATGCCAGCCGTAACTAGAATTGGTGATAAAGATGTTTTACACTGAAGCATTCCAACCAGAGTCGGTGGCTCTGAGAATGTTTTTGCTAATGGGATAGGTATATCTAGGCAGGACGATCTGAATGATGATCACCTACTACCAGGAACTCCCTGTCCTTCCCATTCCGCAGGTATAACCACAGGAAGTACAACTGTCTTTATAAATGGGAAGGGTTGTGGTAGAGTAGGGGATGCTGTAACTGGCTGTACCTCTGTAGATACAGGTTCCCTTAATGTTTTCGCTGGTGGTTGAAAAAAAGTTTTCACAAAAGTACTGTGTCCTTAGTACATAATAAAGGAAGGAATTAGTTATGAAAATTGTAAAAAATGATAGTCTACAAACCCTTACCATCTATTTCAGTACTGAAAAAGGTTGTAAAGAACGATTTATGAGACCTGGGGAGAGTCTTGTAGTTCCCGAGAGCTACATCACAGAACAAATTAAAACCCTACATCGGCGTAGGATTTTCAAGATTTCTAACGCTTAGGAGAAATTAAATGGCAAATTATGTTAGTCCCGGTGTTTACACCATTGAGAAAGATATTTCAGATTACGCCCCGTCAATCAATACATCTATTGTTGGGATTGTTGGGTTTGCAGGTAAAGGCCCCACGAACAAGCCTATCTTAATTACTAGTCAGAGTAACCTTATTAGGACCTTTGGTGAGCCTAGTGAGAATATTGATGGTCAAGGTCTTGAGGGTAGCCTTGAAATCTTAGAGCAAACTAATAGTTTGTATTTCGTAAGAGCCGCAAATGATGACCTCTCTCTTAATGCTTCCGCTGATATGGCTATAGGTTCTTGCCCTGCTATTCTTGTCTCTGGTACGACTGCTTTTGCCACTGGACAAGGTTTTGGAGTTGATCGAGCCCTTACTTTAAGAATTCAAGCATATGATAGTAATGGAGTGTCACAATTTGACAATAATGGAGGTGTGGGTAAGGACTTTATCATTCCCGCTGGCACTGCTACCGATCAAGCAGAAGCTATTCGCAAGATCGTTGGTGGTGGTTTAGATGCTGATGACATTGGATGTTTCTCTACTGATGACAGGACTCCTACCACTAACCCCGCCACACTTGCTTTGTCGGGCGCGATTGTCGGAAGTTTCGCTGGTTCAGGTGCCTCTATTAGCGTCTCTGCCTGTACTGGAACTACCTTTAATGAGGCAAATGGTGTAGCTGCATTACGGGCAACGATACCACAGGGAACGCCTGCATTTGGAGTAACTGGGGCTTATGTATCCTCTGTAAGGGTATGGGGAGGAAGCGTTGTTACTGAAGGTGCAAATTCTGTTGTTTATCATGTGGAGTCATTATACCCTGGAGCAGGGTATAATGGTGGAACCAAGACTAATGGAGATTCTAGTGGTAATAGTATCGCTGTTACTAATTTTGGAGCAGGGAATTTTAATCTCACTGTAAATCAAGACGGTACTACGGATGAATCGTATAAATGTAGTTTCCAGGAAAATCAGGGTTTTCTTGAGGATGTTATTAACACTGGGAATACAAATCCTACTTCTAATACTATCAAAGGAAACTTGCTTAAAGGTGGAGTTGATGTTGTAACTACTCCAAGTCCTAACTTTACTGGATCGCTTTCAAATTTGTTGGGCGTACAAGATTTTGACATTACATATAAGGATACAACGGGAGCCGTAGCTACTATAGCAGGAGCCATTACAGGTCCTAGATTCGTTAAGCTTATCCCTACTGCTATTGCTACTAATTTATCTAATGGTAATAACGGTACTGGAACAGATTCTGAGAATGCTACTGCCTTGATTGGAGACGCTTCTGAGGAGCCTAAGACTGGAATGCAATCCTTGGATGATCCTGTCCTCAATATTGGTATCGCCTTGGTCCCAGGAATTCAAAACCAATCGGTCCAGAATAATCTTATTACCTTAGCTGAGAAGACTCAAAACTTCCTTGCTCTGGTATCACCTCCTATTTCGATTGGAACTGTTCAGGATGCAATTGATTGGAGTAACGGTAAATCGTCCTCTACTGCTGGGTCAAGAACTGCTGCGATTAATAGCTCCTACGCTGCAATCTACTGGCCTTGGGTCAAAGTGTTTAGCACCTTCGATGGGATTGACCGCTGGTACGACCCAGCGATCTACGGAGCCCGTCAGATGGCTTTCACGGATGGTGTGGCTGATAGTTGGTTCGCTCCCGCAGGATACCGTAGGGGCCGTCTCACGAAGCCTGTGGATGTTGAGGTGAAACTCAACCAAGGAGATAGAGACAGTCTTTACAGTGGTGGCAATGTGGTTAACCCAATCGTTGCTTTCCCTCAGCAAGGCATCACCATCTTCGGTCAAAGAACTACTCAGCGGTCTCCGACTGCATTGGATAGAATTAATATCCGAAGACTTATGATCTTCATTCGCAAGGTCATTCTTATCGCTACCCAAAGATTTGTTTTCGAGCCTAATGATGAGTTTACATGGGCACAAATCGAAGGCGTTCTTAATCCCTTCTTAGACGATATCCGTAAAAGAAGAGGTATAACTGAGTTCCGTGTTGTTTGTGATTCATCTACGAACACTCCTCTCAGGGTTGATCGCAACGAACTTTGGACTAAGGTTCTCATTAAGCCTACTAAGACTGCTGAGATCCTCGTATTCGAAATTAACCTAACTAACCAATCGGCAGAGTTAGGATCACTATAAGGAATTAAATAATGGCATCATCATATTACAAAACTAAATACAACCGTAAATTTACCCCTGGTCAGGGCCTCCCCGACATTTCTACACAACTAGATTCGGTAAGAGCATATCAGTTTGAGATTCAATTCTTCGGTCTACCTAATTCAGTTTCAGAGACAGACGATTTAACTCTTGCTGCTAAGAAAGTTAGTGGTTTGGAAATGAAAAATGAAGCAATCGCTGTTGATCGTGTAAACGATAAAGTTTTCTACCCTGGCAAGACCACCCCTGGCGAGCTTAGTGTAGACTTCGATAACCTTTATCTTCGTGAAACTGCTGCGGATCTCTGGCGTTACTTCCGTAGCATTTATGACCCTATCACGGGTGAGATGACTCAAGGTGCTGGCCCTGGAGGCACAGAGACTGCTACCTTCAAGGTTGATAAAGTTTCAGTGGTCATGCTTAATAACACGATGGTTCCCCATTCTACTATTGAGCTTTATGGGGTTTGGCCCATGAGTTGGGCAGCTTCAGAGTTTAACTATTCTACGAACTCATTCCACCAACTCACCGTGAACTTCAAGTATGATTTCATGAATGTTTACAACTACGCTAACCCTACCTAAACCAGCGTACTGATGTTTAGATATTTAAAGGCTCAGTCTGTTATTGCAAACGGACTGAGCCTGTTTAACTTGGCTATAATATAATATGGATTACTTCTCAGAACTAATGGAGAGCTACTCAAAGCTCAAGAAGCGTACATTTAAACTTACTTATATCTCAGAAGCAGAGGAGGGGAAGAAGGGAGGAAAAACCCAAGAAGTCAAACCTGAAGATAAGATTTCCCTCAATCAAGACCAAAAGAATGAGGGTGCTATAGCGGCAGTGGCATTCATGACAGCAAATCTGGAAGCAATTAAAGTTGCCACATATAACAACCCAGCAGATCTTGAGCTACCTCTTCAGGACAAGGGAACCATTCAGTTTTGGATGGGAACGGAGTCAGCGAAGAGGTCAAAGCCACCTCAGCCACCTGGGTCCGAAGTTTACAAGGGCTCGACCCCTCCCACTGATTCTGCCACTCCCACTGATTCTGCCGAGGAAGAGGGGGGCGAGGAAGTAGCAGAAAACGGACCACAGATTATCAAATCAAAATCAGGGTATACGAGTTTTGGGGAAGTGGCAATAGTTACTGGGACCGCAGTTTCAATTTCTCCTGATCTACAAGCGCGAGAACAATCATTTTCAAATTTTGTGGGTAAGTTTTCGGCAAAGGCCGACACAGGAGATAAGGATTCTAATGAAAAAGCAGCCAAGATTGCTGCTGATGAAGCTAAGAAACAAAAAAGACTAGCAGAGGAAGCAGAACAGCTTCGCAGAGAAACTCTAGGTGTTTTATTAGATGAGGCTAATGCTGAAGATGAAGCTAACTCTGAACCCCTTAGGTTTGATAATCCCGAAGCGATTAAAGCTTTACAGGAAAAGAGTGTTGCGAGGATAAGGGAGCTTTGTTCAAAAGGCGAAATAGAAGGTAATATTTGCAGGTCCGAGATACTTACAAAGCAGTATATTGGAGGCTCCCGTGAAATGAGCTTAGAACATAAGTTAGTTACGGGTATAGGCTTTACTGGTTTTAATGATAAGGGTAAGATGATCCAATCAGATATAACCGAAAGGGAAATTAAAGATGCTTTTGAAACTACTTTTGAACTCTTAGATCAGATGAGTAGTCATCCTCAAACCCCAGAATTAAAAGAGGCACAATGTCGTTTTATAAAAGATAGGATAGGTAGAGTTGGCTCTGGAAGGGTTGTTCTTTTTACTAATCCTGATGGGGATGGGATTCCTAAGGAGGGCCAACCCGCATGGTCTCAAGGAACACCCCAAGGCGTAGTTTTAAAAAAGAATTCTCTTCAGGAGAGTATTCTGGAACGCTTTACAGACTGCGATATTCAAACTTACCAGTTTCCAGGAGGAACTAACGCACTAAATGAGGTTAAGGGGCGATTCAATGAAGGGTTCATGGGGCTAATGACCCGTATGTTTGCCGAAGTGGCAACATGGAAAGATAATGGAGTTTCCCAAACAACCAGGAAGAAGAATCTGAAAAATCTAATTGACGGTTTTAAATTGGAGATGCAAGATACTCTTGATGATTTACAAACATTTTCGGAAGGGACTAGCATGACAGCGGCAATGGACATTGATTCCTTCCCTGTGATGATGGAAATTAGGGACCAAATAACAACGCTTACGAAAACGGGGGAAATTCCAAAGGTTATGGCCCAATTATATGTACAGATGGGTGGATTAATAAAAGCTCTTGGAGCAGATGACATTATCCCAGGAGGAACGGCTCAGAGTCTCGGTGGTAAAGTTGATAATTTCTTTTTATATACGGGCGAGGGGGCCAGGAAGCGAGCGGAGGATGCGGCACCCGCACTTGACCTAAGTTCTACAGATGTTGTTTCGATAACTCCAAAAAAGTTATATGATAATGCGCCTAAGGCAATGAAGAAGGCTATACAAAAAGCACTTGAAAATCGAGGTTTAAAGATTACAGATGATAAAGATGAAGTACATCTCCTAAGTGCAGGAAATAAGTTATCAATAGGCCCTGATGTTAAGTTTGGAGATCTTAATCTTGATAGGGCTATGGATATTGTAATGGGTTCTAAGATTACTGGGTCTTCTCCTCCTGCTGATCAAGCTGCGTGGTATGCCAAGCTTGATTTATCTTTACAGTTTGGCGAGTCGGAGCTAGGCCCCAATGGAACAATTGCAAAATACGCTACACCTATTAAGGAAATGTATGATAATTGTGGCCTGATGGCTGCAAAAACCACTTATGTTGATGATTCTACGGGAGAAACAGAGATAACTGATGGTAAACAAATAGCCAAAATTCTTCAATCAACTGCGACACTCCAATTCCCATACGGCGGGGCTGGTTCTGCTTTCTATGCCTCTGTAATGACAACAAATGCTGCGAAGGTTACTAGCATGGCAGATCTTTCAGACCCCGATACTCTGAAACAAGCAACAGAATCTTTAAAGAGGGACTACTTAGCTTATAGGTTTAAAAAGGATTACAATGGAGAGGATCTTGTTAAACAGCAAGGAGCTATCGACTCCCTTTGTCGTATAGCTGGTGCTACCATTCTGGAGATGTCTGAAATGGGACAGATAGTAACTCAAGAAGCTGCTAGTGGTAAAGCTATTGTAATAAATCAAAATGCGGTCCTGCGTGGTCTAGGAGCGGCACGAAAATTAGCCTTGGAACAAGCGCAAGATGGTGTTGCGCTTGAAGAAAGAGCTTTAAGGATTGAATTTAGTGCAGGAATGGGAGGCACTACAACATTTTTCTTTAAAGTTAAGAACAAAAAGGGTGATGTGGTAGAGGTCAAATACAAAACTAATATGGAAAGGCATAAAGGCCACCCACAAGTATCAGGAAAAATACCTAAAGTGGATGCTGCTAAGGCTGGTAAAACAATTGATCCATTAGAGACAGGTATAACGGGTAAGGATCTTGAAGATGATACTATGTATCAATACATGGTGGGACAGATGAGATTACTTGAGACCTTAATCAATCAAGCCAAAGGTAGTCATCCTCTTTAAGGAGATCATCGAATAGATATATTTTATATCTTTTTTCTTCTTTGTGTATTTCAATATAATTATTAGATTTATATATTATATTATAGGGGACGAT